AATAATTCTGGTCTTTCTGTTGGGTCTTACACCCAACTGGGACAGCTATCACCCTTCCGGGTCGATACCCATAGTCTATCTTTTAACTGGAGTGCGAAATGAATCACAATTGGCCTGTAAAAGTAACAGTTGGTCGAGTTCTTGAAACTCAACTTGGCTCTAACGATAATAGGTCCGAAGTATTCTTCGCAAATGACACCATTGATGGTATCACTAATCCAGATTATAAAGTATTAATTAGTAAGAAGATTGACGCTTCAACACCCTATCATAGAGTGGTGAATACCGTCGAATTGCAGCCCCTGCGTGGTCTTTCGACCTCGTTTGGGAATGTTTATTCCAATTTTGTTGGGACTTTCCCAGCAAACTTGAGTCCAATTACTATCGTTCCTGTCGATGTTCAGGCTGATAATAAAGCCATAAGCATTTTAAGGAATAAATTAAATGAAGACGCAGCAGAGTTTAAGACGCTCATTCCTCTCGGAGAAATTCGAGAGACTAGGCATCTCATCTCTAGTGTCGCTCATTCTACGGCAAATGTTCTCCGTAGTCTGATTGATATTAAGCGACGTCCTCGTGACGCTGTAAGAAGAGCAAGTGACGCATGGTTAACCTTTGCGTTTGGTGTACGCCCCACGATAATTGATGCAAATGCCCTAATTAACACTATCGGTAGAATTATGAACGCTAATGCGTCATCTCCGAAGCGTTATACGGGCACAGCAGAGACTATATCGTGGACGTACGCTAACGATGTTCCTCAATTTACTGGTGGTTCTGGCTTTGATTTTCTGCCATTACCATCTAGATCGGAACAGGTTTATAAAGTGCAATATGTCGCTGGGGTTTTACTCAAGCTCCAGTCAGCTAATTCGTATGATGTGAATCAGCAATTTGGGCTCAACTTCGGCGACATCGTCGGAGCAGCTTGGGAGCTGGTTCCTTATTCGTGGGTGGTTGATTATTTCACCACTGCTGGGCAGTACTTTGAGGATACATTCTCTAGTCCTGCTGGCAACACTGTTTATTGCACTAAATCCGTAAAAGTTACAAAGAAGCAAACCCAAGATTTTCGGGTCGTGCCTATACCAAGCACTTATAGTTTGGTGTACAGCTCTACTCCGCAGTCGAAGTGTTACTCAATGGACTTTCGCAGAACCGTGTTAACGGCCCTGCCACATCGGTCTTTCGCCTTTAAAAGCGTAGATCGCATAGGGCTCAATTCAGTCAACAAATTACTCAATCTTGCTTCGGTTTTACTGAAGTGATTGGATTTCATTAACTTAATTATGAGGCTTTTCTATGGCCATTACAATAACTTCTCCGGTCACGGGCGCTGCCCAAACTGGTTTCGTTACACCTACCTATACCCTTGTAGCCGACACTCCACCCGCTTCTAATGCGAAGCAATGGGCGGTTACTGCGGTTGGGGGTACACAAACTGGGGTTGATGTTCACTCTGTGAGCAAACCTTTTACCATAGCGGTATTTCGACCTGCACAGCTTAAACCACTGCCGCAGGCTAATGTACCGACAGGTATAATTAAGAACGTTCCTTCGAACACCTATAAGGTTATTACAAGGAAAGGTGCATCAGTAGCTGCCAACCAGGCCCCCGTCATTGATCGTATCTCAACGATAATTGACGTGTTTGCTGGTACAGATTCTTTTGAACCTACAGACGTACAAGCTATGATTGCTTTACACATCGGAGCCCTTAGTCAGGTTTCCGCTGGTATTGGCGATACAGCTCTATCTGGCGTTCTTTAATTTTCAACCCGTTCATTTGGAGATATTCAATGAGCAACATATTTGTGGGTGCGACCAGTGCTTTTACAAGCCCGGAAGAGAATTTACGCTCTTTTTTACGCACTTTTGACTCTGAACTTGAAACTTTTAACAGTTTCACGTCGCTTAGGCAACAGTTTGCTGTCAGTCGTCAAAGAGAACGCGCGTCAAAACGCGCATCCATCTCGAACGCTGAATTGTCAAACCGTGCTGTTGAAGATTTTTGTAAAATCAACAGTCTTGTTGCTCAAAGTATATCCTTACCTGCTGATGTTCTATCTGATTGCCGTGATTTTATTCGGCACAGCCTTGAACAGTTTACCGCCAGTAATACTGGAAGTATTCAACAGGTTTTGGATGTAGATTTATTGGTTGATCTTTGGCGCTTTGGCCCTGGAGCGTCTCACGACGTAAAGGGTACACATTTTTGTGAAAAAATCGTGTGCGACAAGCCAACCGTAACGTCTGACGTTATACCTTTAGCTACATTGATTCGCCAACGTACCCCTAATTTGAAGAGTTATGATACTCTGCACGGGGGTCCCCACTGGCAAATCGCTGAAGGCAGTTCACTCAGTACTGTTCCTAAGAACGAAACAACGCACAGAACCATCGCGATAGAACCACTTTATAACATGGCGCTGCAGCTTGCTGCTGGCGCTTATGTACAAGGTGCGCTTCGATGCGTTGGGTTGGATATAACCACTCAGGAGGAAAACAATAAACTCCTGGCTGGGATAGGAAGCACTTTCGATAATTTAGCTACTATCGATTTAAAAAGTGCTTCTGACCTTATTTCGCCTATTTTAATTAAGGCGCTGTGGCCACCACAATGGTACGATCTCCTGATGAACATTCGTTCAAAAAGGATTCGTTTACCCTCTGGTGAGTGGTTAGACCTCAACATGATGTCCACCATGGGGAATGGTTTTACCTTCCCTGTGATGACTTTGACATTATTATCACTTATCTACGCAACTTGCCCAGTGTTGAATCGTCGAGGTTATCCTATACGACTCGCTTGGGACAAAACTTGCTGCGGAGTTTATGGTGATGATATCATTGTTAAAAAGGAATTTTACAATGACATGTTGATGCGTTTACGTGAGTGTGGTTTGTTGGTTAACACTGATAAATCCTACTATAAGGGCCCTTTTAGGGAATCTTGTGGCGGCGATTACTATCGAGGGGAATTAGTTACTCCCTTTTATATTCGATCGCTTTCATCAGAACCTGAAGTCTATATAGCAGTCAACGGTTTACTTCGTTGGAGCTTTTCCCAACGAGTACCTGTACATAAAACATACAAGTTCTTGTTGTCTCTTATAGATAAAAATCCCTGTTTTGTTCCCTGGTGGTCCCCCGAATATTCGGGAGTGCGGACCTCCATGGTCGACCGTCGTTACAAAGCTTTTCAGCTTAACACTAAATATAGTGAGAAAGTAATAAGCTTAACTAAGATACCTAGCAACCTCGCACTTTTAATGGTGCTTGGTGGGTATGTAACTGGTCGCTCAGGCGATAAGGTTAGCTACATGAGAAGACGCGAGTCAACTCTCTACAATCTTGTCGATTCTAGATTGCCGAAAGGTCGTCTGGATGGTCACTGCTTGCTTTTGGCAAGCAGAGAGAATGACATGTGGGTTAATTTCCATACCGAGAGGTAGGACCGC